TCATCAGCTCCCGCTCACCGGCGCCGTCAAATGAATCCCCGTGCGCCAGCTCATCAAGCGTAACTCGGGCTGCGCTTACCGTGGCGTCAAGTCCTGCGGCGAATCCCTTTGCCCATTCTTGTGTTCTCACAATAGCACCCACAAAATTAGTACCCACAAAATCGAACTAGCGGCAGCGGCACCCGCAAGCATTTTAAGATTCATGTCTGCCCCTTCTCATGAGTCTTCTAGGACATCCTGCGAAGCTGTTCCTACCTCCCAAGCCTTACGGCTCAGTCAGCTTCTTTCAGGATGCCCTAGGAGGCTCACGAAGCCTCCCCCTGCTATGCCGCTGCTTCAACCTCCTCACGATCTTCGCTTGACCGGATGAAACCCTTCTTGCGCAGGTCCTGCACGTGCCACCGGAAAATACTCTCGACATTCTTGGACTCCGATCCGAAGGCCTTGGTGCCCACGCCGGCCACGATCTCCTCGAACGTCGGCGGCTCCTTCTGGTCCGCGATGAAGCGGTAAATCACCGCGTTGTGCGTCATGCACTCCTTGGTCAGCATTTGTTCCGACTTCGCGTTGCTCTTCTTCGTCAGCGTGTAGCGCGTAATGAGGAGCTCCTTCGGTTCTGCGGTCTTCTTCGTCTTGGTAACCTTCTCTTTTTTGGCCATGTCGTATTCTCCTGAATTTATTGCTGCCACCAGTTCTTTATATAGCGCCCTGTGGCGTGCGCTGGATTGTTCTACACTCTCTGGGACCGTTTTGCGTACTTCATGGTACCACCGCTCCTGCAGAATTGCTGCGGCGGCAAACTCGATTGGCATCCGGGGCATACCGACGGGCGCCGGGGGCAATGATTCTGATTCTAGAAACCTACAGAGCACAGGTAAAGGCTTTTCCTGCAAGCGGTCAAACAGGTGAATGTTACCCTGCTCGCTCCGCGGGAGGCTTATGGCTTCAGCCTCCGTCAGCTGAACGGTCCAGAATTGTTCAGCCTTAATCTTCTCGAGAATGGTCTGGTCAGACATCGGTCAGACAATCCTTTCGCGCCTGGCACTCATTCTCGTGGTCCCGCCGGCAGTTATGACATACCGGCTCTTTGCAGCGGACGCATATGGTCATCATATCCATACCCGGCTCAAAAGCAGTGCCGCAGGACAGACATTCCACTGTGCCTTGCTCCTCGGGATTGCCTGCGCAGCCGCTACACATGGGCTGCAACCATGACGCATATCCGCTTACACTTTGGGCATGCTGGAAGATTAGAAATAGTCTCAAACTTCCCGCACGTTGGACATATAAGTTCAACTACCTGCGGCCAAACTTTTTGAGCTTTCATTTTTGTCTTTGCTTTTGCGCTTCGTGCGTCCATCATCAATCTCCTAATTTCAACTTACAAGTGAAAATATACCAGGTACCCGAAGGCTTGTACAGTCTTATTTTCGAAAAAGCATAACTATTTTACAATTCCTTTGTTTTCAACAACTTACAGGCACAAATTTTAGCGGTGTTGTAGTCAGTCCTCCAGTGGCTTAGATATAAACAAATAGGTAAATGAAAGGTGAAAGTCAATAAGAATCATTCTAAGCCACGCTAGCGCCCGCTGCCATACCAGGAGCCAAGACTCGGAATCCGCGTGGCTCTAATAGCGTTTAACTTTCCTGCTATTAACGTGAATGTTAGCACTACTGATTGATATCTATTACTCATTAATAACATTCACCATTTATACACCGGGCTACAACTCCATGTCCATTGTTTCACTATGATAAACTTTTTCGCGCAGCCGAATTCCCAGCCAGTACAACTGATTGGCATGACCGCGCTTTTCAACTTCTCCCCGCCGGCGCATATAACTCAATAGCTGGTGGGTGCGCGGCGCGTAGCGGTAGTTGTTCCGTTCGTACCACTGGCTGATAGCTTTCAGTAAATCCGCGTGGCGAACTTGGCTTGATAAATCTTTTTCGATAAGATCTTCAAGCGCGGTTCCAACAGTGTCGGATTCGCGCCGCAACTGCTCTACAGCTTTTGTGACCTTGACCGGCGCCTTGAGTCCCTGTTTCTGCCAGTCAAGGCACCCTTGCACTGCGCGAGTTAGGATTCCTTCAAGTTCGCCGTATAATTTGAGCGGAAGTTTCAAATCAAGTTTATCTTCCGGAACTTTGTAATAAAAGGGAATATAGTGCACGCGCCGCCATATGGCATATGAAGTATCTTCAATGCGTGGGACATAATTAGATACTAAGAAAAGTTTCAGCTGCGGCTTGAATTCAAACTCCCGGCCATACAGAAACCGTGCCCGTATAGCATCACCTCCCGTTAGGTTCTTGACAAGTGCTGCGTCGAGCCTGGCGGCTTCGTCTGCTTCAAGCGCCACGACAACGCGGGCTCCTGCCATATGCGCGATGTCGTCGTTAGCACTAGTGGCGAGCGAATTCCCACGTGATAGAAATGATTGGAACCTAGCGGATTGGGCGTAGTTCCCCATTAAGGCTTTTAATACATCTACAAATGTACTTTTGCCGTTGAGTCCATCTCCATGCAGAATAAAAAATACATGCTCACGAGTTTCTCCTGTTAAACAATAACCAAGCACACGCCACAGGTACGCCGTCATTTCTTCATCACCAAGCATGACTTCGCACAAAAACTCTTCAAATCGCTGGCATTTAGCAGAGGCATCGTAGGCAATAGGAACGCGCCGCGTGATGTAATCGAGAGAATTTGGTAGTTGTAATTCCCCCGTGGATAAATTTAGGGTACCATTCTCGCAAGCTAGGTATAATGGTTTTTTGTCTAGCGCCGTGGAATCAATAGCCATTTGAGCTTTAGCAAAAAATTCGATAGATGAAGCTCCGCCGGACGTTGCCACTTTCACAGCCCAATTCATTTCTTTCGCTTGCACGTCAAGTGGGGCGTCGAGCGCTCTGCGCTTTAATTCTTCTGACACTGCGCGGCCGGCTGTTTCATGCATTTTTGCTTTGGCATTCCGTTCCCATTTGCTACCGTCCCAGCTTATCCACTCTTCCCAGTCACGCACAAAAGCAAATTTGTCTTCAAATAGTTCAGAAAATAAATCAGCATTAAATAAATCGTTTTTAACAGTAGGATTACGGCCGCTGGCAGCGGGGTTCCAGCGCCGGGTCTCTTTGACGATTGCCCTTTCGATTGTTGTTCCTGCGACGCGCGCCCACTTTGGACGCATTAAACCTGACAGGCGGAACAAACGGTCCATTCGTTCTGCATCTCCTCTGGTCCAATACGCTAGGCGGCAGCACAGGGCAAAGTCCGCTTCTGAATGAGAAGAGTGGCCGGAAATATCTCCGGACCATAATGATTTGAAACGGTTTTCATTGCTGGCTAGCTCAATGATTGTTATATCTGTAATTTTCTGGACCTTTTCGAGAAGCGTATCGGTGGGCGCTGGGGCGAGCGGAATGGACTTTTCTTTAGAGCCAAAAATCTGTTTATATAAATCAGCAAGAGGACCCTGGCGGTGGTTTACCGTTTTAGATGTCCCGCGCAAGTGCTGACCGGTCACGGTGAAATAGCGGGAATGAGAATAAATTTCAATTCCGCCGCGACGCTGGTGCTGACCTGGAGCCTCGCCGACAATAAAAATTTTGACTCCAGTACCGGAAGGAGAAATTTCAGTGTAAGAATCAAGGGCCTGGATAATAGCGCCCGCGGTCGAAGTTATTTCTTCCGTGGCAGGATTGCGGCAGTCGTCGATATCTATTCCTGTAAATTGGTCGGTGGCACTGAAGACAAATCCAATACCAAGAAGATTTTCTTCTTTCTTGAAATAGGCGACCGCTTCATTGAAAGGACGCCAAGTTAATGAGTCATTTACGCGGGCTTCCGGAAGACCAAGACCTGGAGTCACAGGTATCTTGGCCGCTTTTTGATTCTCTCGCTGCTCTGATCGCCAGCAGACCCATTGCGGAGATTTCTTGAGAAGTTCTGGAATGTTAGCAAAATTACGAATGTCTTCACGATGATATATCTTGGGCCGGCCCATAGGCAGTGAAACTCCTTGGTTAACTTTTTAATGCAGCAAGGTTTATATCGTTTAATTTGTCGGATGTAAAGCCCAAAATAACCATGAAATAACCTGTTAACAAGTTGATAGCCGAAGGCGTTAACAATTGGGTGGTTAAGCTGGGTTAAGCAAGTAAATTAGCATTATATATTCTTTTTTTACCCTAACGCGAAGGTAGTAAGTTAACCACTCTTAACCCACTAGTGAACTTGAATCAACTACAAATAGTGCTGGCATTCTCCAGCCCTGTGCGTGTAGCTTTGCTGCCGACGCAAGCAGCCCGGAGGATTTCATCATGACGGTCGCCTACCAGCAAGATAACAAATCAACAATTATACTTTCTCTTACTGAAGCCGGTGTTGATATCGTTGCCCACACATTTTGCCGCCGAATCCGTGTGCAAGAAAACTATACGTCGGCTGCTGGTCCAACGACTGATATGTCAATGCAAGAACCGCCTGGCGCGGATTCAGTAATAATTTTGCAAGGCACTCCCGCTGTGTTTACAGCCGCCGGCGGACCGAATGGTTCCTTTTACCCTGGCCAACACGTGGGAGTTGTAGCGACCGCGGCCGGCGGTGGCACCGTGGAAGGCCAGCAAATTGAGGACCAGCTTATATGAGAATATGGCGAATTCCAAATTGGCGATTATGTAGTTTTTGGAAATCGTATAGTTATTCAAAATTTCGGATAGGATTTTTTTATTTTTCATGGTAAGTGCAACTAATCTCGCCCGTCTCACCAAACGGCAGGAGCTCTTCTGCCGAGAATATGTAATTGATATGAATGGTAAAGAAGCGGCGATTCGCGCGGGCTACAAGCCGGACAACGCGAAAGTTGTGGCTTGTATGATATTGCAGAAGCCTGAAATTCGTTTTCAAGTTGCCAAGCTACAAGAAAGAGTTTTTGAACGCTTGGACCTGAATGCGCAGCGTGTGTTGTATGAATTGGCTTGCATCGCTTTTGCTAATGCGCAGGATTTCACAACCGTTGGTTTGGACGGAATGCCCGAACTTGATATGTCCAAACTTAGCCGTGACCAATGGGCAGCAATCGCTGAATACACCGAGGACGCCACGGGCGGGCAGAATGACGGTGAGCGGCGGCTTATTGTGCGCAGGAAGATTAAGCAGCATGACAAAGTCGCGGCGCTGGGAATGCTGGGTAAGTACTTCAAGCTATTCACTGAGAAGGTTGAACACGGATTTTCTGATGAAGTAATTGCTAAACTGCAAGAGGGGCGGCAGCGGGTGCTGGAGCACAAATGAATCGCGTCTTTGCTCAATCTCCTGACTATTCATTCCGCCGCATTGCGGCTAGAAAAAAGCACCCCTGTGCTCATATCGTGGCGACAGAAAATGGACTAGTGACTGTGACGTTTGTGCATCATATAATTGAAGGGTGCTGCTCCCGCTGTAACGGCATCATGCCTCTAACATTCTGGCAATTTCAGGAAAAGCCAGCTGTGGAGATGCAGCCTTCATGAATGCGTTAGCTCAATCTCCAGACATGATGTTGGCAGAAGAGCTCAAGAAGTATTATCACGACCCATTAGGCTTTGTTCTCTTCGCTTATCCATGGGGCAAGAAAGGCACAAGCCTTGAGAAACACAACGGGCCTGATGCCTGGCAACGTGAGTTTCTGCAAGACTTAGGCAAGCAGACGAAAGAGAGAGGCTTTAATGGCTTTGACCCCGTGATGCCGATTCGTATGAGCCGAAGCTCAGGCCACGGCATCGGGAAGTCGACGCTGGTCGCTTGGATTGTAGATTGGATTCGCTCGACGCGCCCTATGAGCAAGGGCACGGTGACTGCGAACACTTTCACTCAGCTTAAAACGAAGACTTGGGCGGCAATTCAGACGTGGTGCCGGCTCAGTATTACGTCGCATTGGTTCAAGGTTACGAACGAGTCATTCTATCATCTTCAGTATTCGGAAGCCTGGCGCTGCGATGCGCAATCTTGCAAGGAAGAAAATTCAGAAGCATTCGCCGGGCAGCACGCCGCAGACTCTACAAGCTATTACATTTTCGATGAAGCCAGTGCAATTCCCGACGGAATCTTTGTAGTAGCTGAAGGTGGATTGACTGACGGCGAGCCGATGGAATTTGCGTTCGGCAATCCCACACGCAACAGTGGAAAGTTCTATCGAGTTAACTTCGGTGTTGAGCGCGAACGCTGGAACCATGGCTGCATTGACAGCCGCACGGCGAAAATGAGCAATAAGATTCTTATTGATGAATGGGCGCAGGACTACGGAGAGGAAAGCGATTTCTTTCGAGTCCGTGTACTGGGCCTTCCGCCAAAAGCTTCTGACTCACAATTCATTGACATGGACCGAATTCTCAAGGCGCAGAAACGTGATGTACGGGTGGCGGATTCAGAGCCACTCGTTGCTGGCGTTGACCTGGCGTGGGGCGGTGAGGATAAGAACGTGGTGCGCTTCCGCCGCGGCAATGAAGGCCGCAACGATGGAATTCACCTGCCGAAGCCAATCAAAATACCAGGCGAGCTGACGCGCGACCCGGCGATTTTGACCGTCAGGCTTGGAGACATTTTGTCGCAGGAACATAACTGCAATGGCAAGATGATGAAAGTCACGATGATGTTTATAGATTCTGCCGGTATTGCAGGCCCCGTGGGAAATAATCTCCGGGCGTTAGGTCACAAGAATGTGGTGGACATTAACTTTGGTGCTGATTCTCCCAATCCCAAGCAAGCATATTTCCGCGATTATATGTGGCAGAAGGGTAAAGACTGGTTGCTTGTTGGCGCAATTGACAAGGACCCCGCGCTTGAAACTGATTTAAGTGGCCCAGGATTTAAGATGGATGGACAGCAGCGGGTAAAACTCGAACCAAAAGATATGATGAAGAAACGCGGGCTGTCCAGTCCTGATGATGCTGACGCATTTGTTTTGACGTTTGCTCATGTTGTCGTGACCCCCAAGCCGGCAAAGAAACAGCCGCGGCAGCAGACCATTGGAGTGTGGTCGTGAGAAGCCAAACGGGCAGCGTCTACAATTTCCGGAGCCAGAACGTCTCAAGTGAACAACTTCAAAACTCTGAACACATCGCCGGCGATTCGGCTCCGGTAGAAAATGAAAAGTACCAACCGATTGGAACATCGAAGAGCGGGTATGCTCCGCCTTCTGAAGGCCCGTTTCTATGTTCTAATTGCCTGCATTACACGCCACAGACGGAAGTACAGGGTGCTTGCGACCATCCGGATGTCATAGTTGATGCAGAAGCCGGCGAGATTCCGCCAACAGAAGGCGGCGCGCTAGTTGAAGGGGAGGGCTGTTGCAATTATTACAGGCCAATCAATGCCTAAGATTATTATGGGAGTTCAGGCGGCGCGGCGGGCACAAAAACTCGTGCCACGGGGCAAGACTCAGATATTTATAACGCCAGGCTGGGAAGAACCGCCGGCGCGGGTTGGCGCAAACATGGTTACAGATACAAAGCGCAAGGCGAAGAGGTTACAGCGTGCTTGATTCTAACGAAATTCGGTATCGGATTGAATATCCGGAGCTGAAGAACAATTTGGAACTTGCTCAGTATATCGAGAAGCAGCCAGTTGAGAATCGGCAAGCTGAATATACTTTCTTGGTTTCTCAAATGAAATTCAAGGTCAAGTCATTTGGATATTTGATGAAGAAATACGAAAAATGGAAGGAGCGGCATGGACAAAATTAAAAAAGTAATGGGAGAATTTAAGAGCGGCGCTTTGCATAGCGGCGGCAAAAGTGGTCCTAAGGTTACAAGCCGTAAGCAAGCGGTAGCCATTGCGTTGTCAGAAGCCCGTAAGACCGGGCATTCATACGATTTTCGTAAGCAGACTGGGCGCAAAGCGCCGGCAAGGATAAGCAAGGTTTCTTAACATGACCAGAAAAGCAAGATTGGACCAGAGCGCCGGGGCAGAACCCGTGCAAGTTGGTGACCGGAAGCTATTGAAAGAAGCCCGAGACCGGTTTACCTATGGTATGGATGCCTGGCAGAAAACCCGGGACGAAGGCGCTAAAGATGTGCGCTATTTGACCGGTGACCCATGGGACCCGAAAGAAAAAGAAGCGCGCCGTCAGGCAAACCGGCCGGCGCTGGCCATGGATGAATTGAATCAGTATACGAATGAAGTTGTCAACGGGGTTAGAGAAGCAAAGCGGGCAGTCAAGGTCATTCCCAAGGGCACTGGGAGCCACGACAAGGAAGCCGAGCTACGTTCTAATATGATTCGTGATATTGAATATGCCAGCCAAGCTCAAACGGCATATATCACTGGATTAGAGAATGCGGTCAATCGCTCTTATGGATTTTGGAAAATTGTCACAGAATTTTCCAGTGATGAAGCAGACCCATCGGCATTTATTCAGAGCTTGCGTCTGCGGCAGATTCCAAATCCAGATAATGTAGTTATTGACCCTGACTTTAAGAAGAACGATGCTTCAGATATGATGTGGGCGTTTATTCTCGACCAAGTTCCGCGCGAACAGTACAAAGACCGGTATCCTAACGCTGAACTTACCGATTTTAGTCCAGAGCATAAAGTCTTCGCACCGCAATGGATTAAAGATAATGAAATTCAGGTTGCAGAATATTGGAAAGTTAAACTAAAGAAAAAGAAATTGCTGATGATGGGCACGCCACAGGCTCCGATGATTATGTGGGAAGATGATTTGCCGGATGGAATGAAGCTGGCCGATGTGAAGCCACTGAAGGTCCGCACCGTGGAGAAGCGCACTGTCTGCCAGTATATTACGAATGGTGTAGAAATTCTTGAGGAAAATGAGTGGGCTGGAAAGTGGATACCGATTGTTGCTTGCTGGGGCAAAGAAATGTGGGTGAATTCTGGCAGCGGTTCGGAGCGTGTTCTTCTTTCGCTGGTAAGATTAGCGAGAGACCCGTACATGCTCTATTGCTATCTGCGTTCAAATGAAATGGAAGAAGCTGGCATGACTCCCAAGGTTCCTTTTATTGGATACGCCGGCCAGTTTGATGGATTCGATGAAGATTGGCAGAACGCTGGCAAAGTTCCTCTTGCATTTTTACAAGTGCACGCCAAGACGGATGCCACAGGTGATACACTTTTGCCCCTTCCTGAGCGGCAACCGTTTCAGCCGAACTTTGCGGCTTATGAAGTAGCGGCTGAGGCCATGCGGCGCGCAGTACAAGCTGCGATAGGAACGTCGAATCTGCCGACAGCAGCGCAGCGGCGCAATGAGAAGAGCGGTGTGGCTCTTGAGAAAATGCAGCAAGCTGAGGCAAGGGGTTCATTTCACTTCGTTGACAATTTTACGCGGGCGCTTGAGCACAGTGGGCGCATTCTGAATGATATGCTGGACAAAGCTTATGATACTAAGCGCGACGTAGGCTTGCGCAAATCGGATGATACTTATGACGTAACGACGATTAATGACCCAGAGAATCAAGAATCAATTATGTTGACAAAAGACGGCCACGATGTGACGATTTCCACGGGGCCAAGTTCGCAGTCACAGCGCGAAGCGGCCCAAGATTTTGGAGATACACTCATTAAATTGCCTGATGTAGCTCCAAAGATTCTGGACTTGCTGATTCGGTTACGAAGTGATTTGGGACCTATTGGCGAAAAGATGGCCGAGCGGCTTACTCCGCCGGAATTCATGACAGAAAGTAAGGAGCCGTTGCCGCCACAGGCTGTAATGCAAATTGAGACTATCAAGAAACAACTATTGGCCATAAATGAGTACGCCAAGAAGCTTGAAGAAGAAGTTGAGAAATTGTCAAAGGAAAAAGAAGGTCAGATGATGCAGTCGATGAGCCGTGAGCGTATTGCGGAAATGCAAGAACTTACGAAGTTGGCCGTGGCGCAGCAGAAGTCAAATCTTGAGCAAGCGCAAGCAATGATTACGCAGCAATACAATGAGATTCAGTCCATGATGAAGATGGTACACGAATCTGTCATGGCTGATAAGCAGCAAGCGGCAGCGAAAGAGAGCCAGATGACAGAAATTGCCAACCGGCCACCTGAACCCGCTGCAACTGAACAACTGACCGCTGGATAAAACGAGTGTACCAGTTGGCAGGCAACAAAGGGGAGGGAACATGTTGAATCAGATTATTAACGTTGGGGCGTTTACGCAAGCCGCCGTTGATATTATCAACGGTAACTTTAATACGGTGGCACAAGCAGCCGGACTTGGACCAGGCAAAGTCTGGTATGTAAATGCCAACGGTGGTGGAGGTGTTGGAACTTCATGGGACCAAGCCTTCGGCCGCATGGCAGATGCTTTCAGCGTGCTTAGTTCTGGAGATAACATTTTTACTCTTGGTCAAATACGGGAAGAACTAGTCGCGCCGCTAGGAGTTTCTAATGTTCGTATCATCGGAGCCGGAACATTACCGAGATATGGAAATGAATCTAGCTTTTTGACTCCATCATTTGATGCGGCTTCAGCCTGGCGTCCTCCCACAGTGCCAGCGGCGGTTACTCCATTGCTAGTTCTACGACAACAAGGTTGGGTAATTGACAATATTTTGTTTGACTGCCCCGTGGATGCCGCGGCTATTCAGCTTCGTCGTGAGGAGAATGCAACATATCCCGACCCTTCTCATGCTACAATTCAAAATTGTCGATTTACAGACGGGGCCACGGGTATTCAGGATGTAGGTGGTTGCGCGGGTCTCTTGGTTCAGAACAATGTCTTTCAGCGTCTGACCGCTCAAGGCTATAAGGTTCAGAGCACCGGGGTTGCGGTTCCGCTTCAGAATAGAATCTTGAATAATATCTTTCAAGATGTGGATGGTGGAATCATTGGTTCTTTCAATCAGGCTTTGATTGCTGGTAACATTTTGCAAGATGGACCAACTCACGATTGGACACAGGGCCATATCAACACGATTGCGGTTGCGGCGCAAGGACAAATGAATTTTGTAATTAACAACTATACATATAGCATAGCCGCAAATATCAATCCTGCTGGAGGTTACACAGGTTCAGCAACTGATATTTGGCGGACCTTTGCAAGTGCGACCGCGGACCCAATCGTTGTTTCGCCTCCGTCTTAAATTTTGTAACGCGGCGCCTCAGCGCGTAATCTGGGGCAAATTTGAAGGCTCATAGGAGAGACTATGGAACTTGACGAAAAACCAAATGCTGAAGATTCGTCATCTTCAGTAGCGGTTGAAGAAGTACCGCCGCCGGCCACTCCGGTTGAAGAGTTGACAGATACACAGCGGACCAAGTGGCTGGAAAGTGGAGATTTACCTAAGCTTGACGCGAAGGAAGAGGAGAAATCGCAAGCTCCTGTTGAAAAAGAACTTGACGAAAAAGAGGAATCGTCACCCTCTAAAGAAGTTGCCGAAAAAGCGGAGCCGGCGCCCGCAAAAATACAGGAGAAGGCTGAAATTCCCCCGTCCGAGGCTCGCATTAAAGACCTTGTGGCGAAAAACAAGATTCTTGAACAACGTCTGGCAAGATTGGAGCAGCCGGTAGAGAAAACTAGAGAGACTGAGGATGAAGCGCCTAAGGCGGAAGATTACGAGGACATTGAAAAATACGTAAACGCCAAAGTCGAGTACGAAGTCTCTCAAGGAATCAAAAAAGCACGGGAAGCGCAAGAAGCGGAAGAAAATAAGTCCAAGATTGAGACCAAGAACAAAGAAATAGTTGAGAAATGGAACCAATCTGTCACCGATGCCAAGAAGAAATACTCTGACTTCGAAGAGAAGTGCTTCGGTGAAGGTTTTAATATTGTAGAAGGTTCTGTTCTTGACCGTTGGTGCTTGGAATCAGAACTTGGGACTGATGTTCTTTATCATTACGCTACCCATCCGGAAGAGTTTGCAAAGCTCAACCAGATTGCCAACCCCGTGCAAGCTGCCCGTGAAATTGCCAGACTTGAAGTCAAGATTTTGGAGAAGCCTAAGCCTGTAGCGAAACTAGTATCCGATGCGCCAAAGCCACCTTCGGAAGTCAGTGGCCGGGGAACTGCAACTGACGACCCGATAGCTGCGGCACTCGCATCAGGAGACATGGAAAAGTACATGGACCTGATGAATAAAAAGGAGCGCGCAGAGCGTTCCGGAAAATGAGGCTTAGATGGCTAATTCATTTCTATACGTTGATTGGGTGACGGCGGAGGCTCTTAGAATCCTCGTCAACCAGCTAAAAGTAGCCGGTTATATGAATTCCGACTACAATAAAGAGTACACGAAAGACTTTGCGGTCGGTGAAACGGTGCGGGTGCGGTATCCGCAACGGTACAAGACTCGTGAAGGTATTGCCTATGACCCAGTTGGCCTTGACGAACGTTTTACGAATGTCACTGTCAATCAAGTTTTTGGTGTTGACTTTCAATATGATTCTGTCGAACAGGCCTTGAAGATGGGCCGCGGCATGGATTATGTGAGAAGTCAGCTTCTTAAGCCGGCGATGGCGGCTATTGCCAATAGCATTGACCGTCGGGCGGCGCTGTTTGCCTATCAGAACACTAACAATATTGTTGGACAATTGGGTGTTGATCCATCCAGCATGACTACCATTATGCAGGCCCGGCAGCGCATGATTGAACTTGCGTGCCCTCCGGGTGAGAAGGCTTTGATTATCACTCCGGAAATTAACACTTCAATGGTTCCAGCTTTGGCCAGCTTGTTCAATCCTAATTCAAATATCTCGAAGCAATACCTCGAAGGCCACATCGGCCGGTTGAATGGGTTTGAATGGTTTGAAGATGTAAACATTTATAATCATACTGCCGGTACGGCTGTAACTGCATTGACCGTTACAGGAGCCGGGCAGAGTGGCTCAACTTTGATTGTTACTGGTACTGCTGGTCAGACTCTTAGAAAAGGTGACGTTATCTCAATTGATGGCGTTCGCCAAGTTAACCCGCAGTCTCGCGCCGTGGTTGGCCAGGTGGACAAACAGTTCGTCATTACTCAGGATATTACTTTGACTGCCGGTCCGGATACAATCAACATTCAGCCGGCAATTGAAGGTCCTGCCGCGTATCCAGGAGGTTTGTACCAGAACGTTGATGCCTTGCCTGCAGGTGGTGCGGCTATCACGTTGTTCCCTGGCACAGTGGCTCCTTCTGGAAAGACAGGTTCTCAGAATCTGGCACTTCATCGCGACGCCTTCGCTATTGTTGGCGTTAAGATGGCCAATCCCACAGCGGTTGAAATGGCCTCACAACAGCGAGACCCGCAAACGGGTATCTCGGTGGCTTTCGTGAGGCAGTTTGATGCTGTTCAGAGACGCATGATTAACCGCTTCGATGTCCTTATGGGCTTCGGAGTGCTGTACGGCGATAGTTGCGCCGTACGTGTGTTGGGGGCCTAGGCTTAGGCCTAGAGAAAAGGAGAACATATGACCACTACTCTAACACAAACAACTCTTAGTGCGGCAGTTGACGCAGTTTCCAATACCATTCGGGTGGCTTCTTGCACCAATATCCCCAATCCTGGGGGCGGCGGTGACAATCAGACCATCATCATGATTGACAACGAAGCGATGACTGTTATTAAGGTCTCGCCTGATGTTCCGGCCACGCCTAGCGGGGCAGGACAGGTTACGGTAATGCGTGGAACGAATGGAACAAAGGCCACGGCTCATCTTTCCGGCAGAGTTATAATGCTGGGCCGCCCAAATCAGTTTTATGTCAGTGACCCGGCGGGAGCCGTTGCCGCTGCCGATGTTGATGTAACTCCACGAATTAATGTTCCTACATCTAACCAGTGGATTGCTCCCGTCGACCGCTGGCTGCCTGGGCAGGGTAATCCTGGAAACAGCGGGACACCTGTGCCTAGCGGGGCATCAGCGGCGGTGGCTTCGGCCGCCGGTCTGATTACTCCTAGTGGGCCATTCTTTCACGTCACAGGAGCCTTGGCAGTCACTGGCTTTACCATTCCAGAAGGGTTCAATGGCGGCAGTTTTACCATTATTCCCGATGGCGCATTCACTTGGACCACGGCGAACAACATCGCTTTGGCTGGAACTGCGGTCGTAGGCAAGGCGCTGACCTTTACTTATGACCCGGCAACGAATAAATTCTATCCAAGTTATATTGCTTAGTGAAAAGTCTGGGGGCTGGCATCATACCAGCCCCCAGGCAAACATTAAATAAGGAGAATTTCACGATGCTCGAGTATCCAAAACGGTTATATAGGGGCGGCAAAGGATACACTGTAAATAATATTGATGAAGAACAAGAATTCTTGGGTGGCCCGGCGAAAATTATAGCTATGACGGAAATTGCTGCTTCTGCTAAAACTGAAGAAGAACTTGAACTTGAGCATTCGGAGCAAGAGAAAGAAGCTTTAGAATACATGGTTTCTCTTGGCTATAGCAAACGTTCAGCCAAAAAGATTCTTGAGCAAGAAGGTTTGGAAAAAATTTTGGAGGCCAAAGAAAAGGGTAAAGACCCTCAGGAGTAACCTGTGGCGACTTATGCTGATTTGGTGACGGAAGCCCTGGCTGAAATTGGCGTTTATGCACAGGGTGAAGTTCCGTCTGCTGCTGACATGCAGTTTGGCATTTCCAAATTGAATCGAATCATAGATTCTTGGAACGCTAAACGCAGGATGGTTTACAGTAAAGATTTTACTACCTATACCTTGACTCCTAATCTTCAGCCTCATACAATTGGACCAACTGGAACTTTTGTAGTTACTTCTCGTCCAATTCGGATTTTGAATGCGAATATAGTATTGACTGGCACTCCTCCAGTGAACAGTCCTTTAATGCTTCGGGATGCAGACTGGTGGGCGAACAACAGAGTCCAGGCTCTGACGTCTTCTCTTCCGACTGATTTGTACTACAATCCGGCATTTGCCAATGGGCAGCTTTGGCTCTGGCCTATTCCCACTGTGGCCTACGGTATTCAGCTTGAGACACTTTTTATTTTGACTCAAGTCACACAATTTTTGACCGTTTCAGTTCCTCCAGGCTATAGGGACGCTTTAACTTATCTATTAGCAGTCGCGTTGTCTCCAGCCTTTGGTAAATCAATTTCGGGAGAATTAGCGACATTGACTCGGGAAGCCTTGGCCACAATTGTAGTTCCTAATCTTTCAAGTCCTAGAATTTCTACGTGGGACTCTGGAATGCCGGATAATAATAAGAATCGCCCGTACTTCAACTGGTTGACTGGGAGTCCTCGATAATGGCAAGATTTGGATTCATTGGGCCAACATATAGGAGCCAATCTCCAAACGTTGCGGCACAACTTTGTATGAACTGGTACGTGGAACAAATTGAAGTTGAAGAGAATGAACCAATTGTTTTGTATCCAACTCCTGGATTAACTCAGCATACAAGTTCCGGAAACAAAACTCGCGGTAGTGTTGAAATTAACGACCGAGCTTTTATGGTGGGAAGTGGCAATCTGGACGAAATTCCCAGTACCGCAGGTCCTTCAACAAATTTGGGAAACGTTGACGATGACGGCAATCCTGTATCAATGACAGCTTACGGAAACCAAGTTTTAATTGCTTCAGCAGGAGTAGCTTACGTTCTAGACCTAACAACTAACGTGGTAACTCCTGTAGCTGATTTAGCCGGAGTTGATGTTTCTGTTGTTGATTTTTGCGACGGTTTCTTTATCGTATTAATTACTGACACAAATACTTTTAGAATTTCAGCATTGTTTGACGCTACCACTTGGGATCCACTTGATGAAGCCGTTATTTCGGTATTTCCTGGTAATTTGATTGGTCTGAAAGTCGACCATAGAGAAATATGGGTTTGGGGAAAGCTGGCCGCTACCGTATACGGTAATTCAGGGGATGCGGACTTTCCATTTGACGTTTTACCATCGGCTTCTGTAATTGAAGGGGGACTCGCAGCGAAGGATACACCTACCAAGCTAGATAATACAATATTCTGGCTTGGACGGGATACTCGTGGACGAGGCATTGTATGGAAAGCCTCTGGATATACCCCCAGCCGAGTTTCTAATCATGCCGTTGAATTTGCCATTTCACAATATTCCGATATTCAGAACGCTGTTGGTTATGGATACCAAGATCAAGGGCATTCATTTTACGTTTTGCACTTTCCAACAGCTGAAGTACTTCCGCATAAGACAACTAGCGCCACCTGGGTTTTTGACGTTGCTACAGGATTATGGCACCAGCGCGGATTCTGGGATACACTTCTTGCGGATTATGAAGCACATCATTCTTGGAACCACGTATTTGCTTTTAATAAGCATTTAGTAGGAGATTGGTCAAGCGGTATTTTGTATGAAATGTCAATTGACTTTGTTGACGATAATGGTGACTTAATTCGTCGGGCGCGGCGGGCGCCTCATATTTCAGACGAACAGAAGTGGGCCTTTCATTCACAAATGCAAGTATTCTTGGAAAGCGGCCTTGGCCCCGTGCCATCACTTCTTGACGGTGCTGGAGTCGCTAGAGCACCAGCGGCTAATCTTCGATGGAGCGATGATGGCGGACATACTTGGAGCAATGACTATGCGACAGGAGCCGGCCAATCTGGAGACTATAAAGCTCGTGTAATATGGCGGAGATTGGGACGTTCAAGAGACCGAGTATACGAGCTGAATGTTTCTGACCCTATTCCATGGCGCATAATTGATGCTTATCTTGAAGTGACTGGAGGAACGAGTTAATGGCTCTTATCTCCAGACCAAGTCCGCCACCCATGCGTGATTCCTTCGTGGGCAAAGGACAACAGAATACCGATGTGAATAGCGGTATTTCTCGGCCTTGGTTTCTATGGATTCAAAGTGTTTTTGACACACTTATTGCGCAGACAAACGCTATTAGTGGTTCTACAATTATAACTTCAACTCAAGGCAATTTGAGTACTTTAGCAGGAACCCTAGGACCCGGCAATACTGGCCAATTGGTTTATGTTAGTGATTATAATCACATGCTTCGGTGGAATGGCACTGGATTTGAATGGGGGCCAGGAGAAAATGGCAGTGGCTACATAACTCCATTTCTAGTTGACCCCTCGCCTACGACCGGCTGGCAAGTATGTGATGGTTCAGCTACAACACAGTTAAATTCAGATGGAACTATCTCACCAGTAGTTGTTCCAAATTATGGTACTGCATCATATCTTAAGCTTGGCAGTGCGGCCCCTGTGGCTGGGCCTACGGCAGCCAGCGGTGTCACGGGGGCGACTAGCGCCGGCACACCAACTGGTACAAATTCGAATCCAGATACGGGTGTCAATAGTGCTTCACAAGAAGTACAAGCCGGAGTGGGAGTAACAGTTGCGGCTCATACCCATACACATCCGACAACGGCTCCAGTCTTTACTGGAAATGCTCTAGCGACTCATACGCATACTCCTGGTACTTTGGAATTTCAGCGAACACAGTTGAAAGCTTGGTTTAGACGATGACCGATGAGATAGTACAGAAAGTAATTGAAATAGTGGCGAATGAAACTGATGTTTCTAAGGAACAAATCATGCTTGGAACTAGTTTTGTTGACCTTGGAGTCGATT